ACAAAATTTAAAGAAATGTATATATTGAATTAAGATATTATTTTTAGCGATCCAATAGTTACAATAGAAGGCGTGAATATTGATATCGATGACATTATTAAAGATGGAGTGAAGTATTTTATACATTTGCGGATGATCGAAAACATGTTTTTTATCAGCAACTAATAAAGGAATAAATTCAATATCTCTATTTTTATCTAATATTTCATTTAATTTATCTATATTAGGAATTCTAATTTTTTGATTGAATTTCCAAGATAAAAACCCAATATAATCATAATCTTTCCATTCATCATAATTCTCAATCAACCATTTATCATACATAATTGATTCAAATAATATAGTTGTTTCAATTCTGATAACTTTTGCCCATTTTAAATGTTTATAATGTTTTATAGCATAATTATAAGTTTCATCACTATAAGATAAAATGAATATAATAGTTTTCATTATATTCATTTTATCTTATATTTTGTTTAATTCATTTTTATTAATATTAAGTATTTGTATTTTATTATTTTTAATAATAGGTATAATAAATGTATTATTATAATTATTAAAAATTAATCCATACGAGATTTCATCAATATTATTTAAATTATAATTAAATAAATCAATAATATTTTTTTTGACAAAATCAAAAACTATAAAATATAATTTATTTTCATTTGTTCCTATAATCCAATAAAGTCCATTTATAAGTATAGGATTAGAATTAATACGAATATTAATATCATTCCATTTAATATTCATATATTCACTAATAATATCAAAATTTAAATTATTTATAGAATGTATAATTAATGGATTTAAAGAACTTACAATATAATAACCAAATTCATTATAAAAAAATCCTGCTTGTTCTTTATTAAATATATAAGTATTTTTACTAATTAATGAAGAAATTCTATATGGAGAGAATATATATATATTATATAAAAAATAAAATAAAGATATGAATTTTAAATTATCATATTTTAATATAATAGAAACATTATCTTTATCTATTAATTGGAATGTGGTTGAATTTAAATAAGTAGCATTAATATTATCATCGCTAATAAATGAAATAATAATTTTATCTTTTGGACTATTAATAATATTAGTATAAATACCATTTTTAGATAAACCAATAATAGTAGGAGATTTACAATTTTCAATATGTTTTATAATATAATATTTATTATAAGTTTTATAATTTGAAAAAAAGAATATTGCGAATATAATTAATGCTAATATTAAACAAGATATTATAAATAATAAAATCATTTTCTTATATTATAATAAGAAATGAATACTTGTGAAACACCAAATCATATATTTTATATATCATATATAATTGGTATATTAATAAATTTGTTTATAATAAATGCTTTAAATAATATTGAAAAAAATGTTGATTGTAAATGTTCTAATAATTCAAATAAAGATTATTTAAAGGAATGGTTTATGTTTGTAATATTAATAAATACGATATATTTAATATTCTTTTTATTAAGTAGTTATGATTGTTATGATATATATTATAAAGAGAATATAAATGTAGTATTTATATTTTCGATATCAATAATTCAGATAATAATGTTAATAAGATTATTTATATATATTAGATGGTTAAAAAATGAATGTAAATGTTCTTATGGTAATGAAGAAAAATTCATATATTGGTATTTAATAATATTATTTGTATTATTTTTAGCATTATTTTTATTAATGATATTTTTATTATTAATAATAGGTATGATGAATATGTAAAAAATTAATAATATTCGTCATAATAATATTCTTCATCATCATAAATATTATTATCTTCATAATATTCACAATCATCATCCTCATAATAATATTCATCATCATTTAAATCACATAATTTTTCATATTCTTTTTCTTCTTCTTTTCTCAATTCTTCTTCAACATATAATTTATCTAATTCATCATAATCAATAATTTTTTTTTCTGGATTTTTAATAAACATTAATTTATAATGATCGTCAATATCATCATCATCATCAACAATTGAATGTTTATTATATTCATAATTAATTAAAGGTTTATCTAAAAATTTATCTTTATAATTATTTAAATAATAATAGAGATAATCAAATTTATTTTTTTTTTCGAATTTAATATATGTATCAATTAAGATATTCATTCTAATTTTAAGAATATTGTTCTTATAATCTTTTTTAGTTAATAGAAATGTAGAATAACAATTTAAATAATCATCTAAATTATTATTATGAAGATAATTGAAGAAATCGAATAACATATATTATAAATTAATATATATAAAAAAATCATTTTTTATTTAAAGAGATTTTTAAAGAGAATATTAAAATGAAAGTATTAACAAGTATTGTAAATAATCCATTATTAATTGAAATACAATATAAGACATTAAAAAAATATCTTAAAAATGAATTTGAATATATAGTATTTAATGATGCTAAAAATTATATGGATCCGACAAATCCTGAAAATTTAAATATAAGAGATGAAATAAATGAAATGTGTAAAAAATTAAAAATTAAATGTATAAATGTACCAAATGATAATTATTTTTATAAATCTATTAGATGTTCTTCAACACGAAAAGCATCTGTAATGAATTTTATTCTTAAATATCAAATCAAATATCCAGATCAATATTTAATATTAGATAGTGATATATTTTTAATAGATTATTTAGATATTAATGAACGATATAAGGAATATAAAATGGCATTTAGTATTAGACAAAATTATTATAATGAAATTGTATATAAATATATAAAATTGGGTGTGATATATATGGATACCCGAAAAATAGAAGATATATATTATTTAGATTGGGGTATAAATTATGGTATAACAGATATAGGAGGATTAAGTTATGATTGGTTAAATAGACAATTAGGAAAGGGGGAAAGAATACCGACAAAATATGAATTATATTTTAATCAATATGATAATTATAATACAAAAAATATATATTTTATGAAAATATTGGGGAAAAATAGTTGGACAATAAAACAATATCCTGAAAATTTAAAAAATGAAAAATTTAAGAATTTTTTAATAGAAGATAATAGAAATAATGGTGAATTAATATATGGTGAAATATTTGATAATATATTTTATCACTTTTCAATGAAAAAAAATAAAAATCAATTAGAATTATTAAATAAATTTAATGATATAATTAATTTGGATGATAATTAAAAAATGGTACATTATTATTAATAAGATTATCTTTATTTTCAGCATAATAATTCAAATCATTATTATAAGTAATATTATGACCGTATAAAGTAATATTATTAAAACTTTTTTTATCATATGTAATGAGAAGACCGAAAAATCTTTCAAAAACTTCTCTCATAATTTTATTATTAATATCATTAGAAATAATAAAGAAATTATAACGTTTATTTAAATAAATAAGATAATCGAGAGAAATTAAACAAGAAACACCATAACAACCGATCCAATTATATTTATATTTATAATCTAAAATATTATTACCTTCATTTAGAGAGAGTGTAATATTATTAACTAATGATTTATATGTTTCGTGATTATCTATAAAACCAAATAAGAAACGGATATCACAATTATCAATAATATCATTATCAATATTTTTTAAAAGAAAGAAATTATCACGAATAAATAGAGCTTTTTTTGAAACTTTTAATTTATAAAAATAATAAAAACTGGCAAATTCACCACTACCTTTAATATCTTTATCTTCATCAGTACTTAGAATATGTACGTTTAATGTTGAAAAATTTGTAATATCATTTATATTAACGATAAGATTAGTATCATTACAATCATCAATAATGAAAATAGGTTCATATTTATAAAAAAATCTAATTTGTTTAAGACATTCAATCCATAAATATATATCATTTTCATTTTTGACATTTCTAGTTATAAAGATACTTAAATCAGGAATATTATTCATTTTAATTAAATAATTTTATTCTCTTGTTTAAATAGAAATATTATTATGGTTAAAAGACAAAATAGAACACCCTCAAATTATAATTCCAATTCGAATACATTTGGAAATTATTTTTATATGGGTTTTGGTGTTGGATTAGGATATATAGTAGTACAATTAATATTTTCATTTATAGCAATAGCATTATTTATATCTGGATTTATATTATTAAAAAGAGAACAAGCAAAAAAAGAGAAGGGAGAACCTGTAAATAATAGTTTAAAAATATTTGCTTATGTTTTAATGGGTATAGCAGCTATATTTGCTATATTTCTTATATTACCAATGTTGGGTGAATTAGGAGGTGAAGATTTTAATTTTTAAATAAAAAATGATTATTAAATATAATAAATAATTTTAATTATGAATAATAATGAATTATTTGCCGATTTATTTGCTTATAGATATATGTTATTAGATATGTATGGTTATATAGCAGATAATGGAGAAATAAATGTACTAAATGAGACAGAAATAATATTAAAATTAAAATATAAATTAATTGAATTGAGAGAATGGCGTGATTATAATGATATAAATGGTTTATTATTTGAATTTTATAATCATTATCAAATTAATATTACATTGGAAGAAATAAGAAATACACGTGTAAATTTACATTATATATTAAATAATAATATAATAACAAATTTTGTATATAATTATATTAATCGAAATATAATAGATAATAATAATAATGATAATAATGATGATGAAGAATTAAATACAAGATTAACAGAAGAAGAAGTGAATAGATTATCAATAATTACAAATGAAGAAGATAGTGAAGATAATTGTTCTATATGTTTTGAGAATATATCAATGGGTAGTATGATTTATAGAATTCCATGTAATCATAAATTTCATATTAATTGTTTGAAACCTCATTTAATTAATTATAATAGAAAATGTCCTTTATGTAGAAATGATTGTATTTGAAATATTATTTAAATATATATATAAAATGAAATTTATTTTTATTTTATTCTTATTATTACAAATAAGAGCATTTAATATAAATAATATATTATTTCATGCTAAATTATGTAGATTTACATATAATAATAAAAATAATGAATTTATTATTATTCATAAAAACAAAACAATAGATATATGTTTTAGAGGTACAAAAAATATAAATGATATATTTTTAAATTTTGATATATTTCCTCAACAATTTTTAAAAAAAGATATATTGGTTCATAGAGGATTTTTATATAAATATTTTTTATTTCGTAATTTATTATTAAATAAAACTAATGAAATATTATTAAATAATAATATTACTGAAATATATATAAGCGGTCATTCATCAGGTGGAGCAATTGCTAATATAGCATCATTAGATTTATATTATTTATATCCTAATTTACAAATAAAAACAATTACTTTTGGTTCTCCAAGATTAGCAAATAAAGCTTTTATAAATGAATATAATAAAAAAATATCAAATTCTATAAGAATAGTTAATAAATGTGATATAATACAATATTTACCATTGCCTATAATATATCAACATATACATGAACCATATATATTAGATTGTAAAAATAAAATAAATTTAATAAATAATCATAAAATAACGACTTATATAAGAAATTTAAAATTCATTATATTCAATATCAGATAAACAAATAGATTGTTCGATATAATAATTTTTTTCTGGTTGATTTTTATCATCAGTTAATGGTTTATAACTATTGATACAATCGAGTTTAGATTGTAATTTAACAAAATTACGAATATCTGCGAACATTTATTTATATATAAATAATAAAATTATTTTTATATATTTTTATAATAATTGAAAACATCTAACCAATTATTAAATCTACAAATTTTATTATTATTAATTATAAAATTATCATAATCAATATTTAATAAATTTTTCAAATTTTCTTCATTAAATTCTATTAAAAAACTATTAGAAATTATATCATTACTAATAAGTATATTATTAAATGTATCAAATTCTATTGCTATACTATAATTAAGTGCTTTATTAATAATAAGAAAATATTTATCTTTATTCATATAAAGAGGATAATCCATTAATATTTTATTTTTAATAAAGAAATCATTTTTTTAAATTAAAAAAAATGATATAAATATTTAATTGGTTAATGAAAATAAATGATTGAAGATTTAGATTATAGAAAAATTAAAAATTTTTTAAGAAAAAAATCTTCTACAATTGGAGATGATAATCAATTGAGATTATCATTAATGCGATTATTTTATTATAATATTAATGGTTATCCTATTGCTAAAATGAAACCAGATAATGAAAATAATTATGATATATATCCATCATATTTAAAAAATAAAAGTAGAAATGAAATTATTGATATATATAATAAAGAAATTAAATGTAAATCATCATTAATAAAAATTTTAAATGAGGATGAATTAGATGATTATGATATTAAAGAAAATAATTGTTTAGAAATATCATTAAAAACATTTAGACCAATTTATAAAGAAAATTGGAAAGAGATTAGTGAAAATGTGAATAAAACTCCATTTAATAAACAAAAAAGCTTTTACGCAGAATATTTAAGATTTTATTTAAGATATCGTTATTTTCCAGTATTAGATGAATATATCAAATATATTTATAAAAAATATCAAAAACCAATTCATAAAGATATAGAAATAGTATTTAATAATATTGAAAAATCTTATAAAGAAGTCAAAGAATATATAAAAATAAATAATTTAAATTATGATGATGTTCGTAAAATATTAATAAAATCCACTCCAATTCCTAATAGAATTATTATGGAGGGTTAATATTTAT